ACAGCGCGCGTTTTCTCGGCCTCCGCAGCCGCGCTTGGACTAAGCCCAGCAGCTTCCGGCGCAGCAGCGCGCGGCTGGATGATCGGCGCTGCGCCGGGCGTCTCCATTGCCTGCGGCGCAGCCAGACCCATCGCACCTTGACCGATCAACTGAGGCGAGGCTGCCCGCGCGCTTTGGTCTAGCGCACCAAAAGTTGACGCCGCCGGCGGGTTAGGACCACGCTTGACAACAGGCGTTTTCGATCCGTCGCGGGTGTTAACAATGTATTCAAAGCCTTGCGGATCTGTTTCAAACCGCAAATCGGCGCGGTCTTGGATGCGCGCGCGCAACGCTGCGACGTTTTCCGGCGTAAACTCAGGGCCAATGACGCGAGCGCCAACGGGATCGATCTGGCGATAATCGTTATAGATCGTCGGCCATGTGCGCTCCGACACCGCCGGCAGCAGCGATGACATACCGCTGAGGGCTGTTTTTTGAAACTCAAACTGCGCCCGATCCGCCGAAAAGCCTTCCGCGCGCGCCTTTTCTTGCAGTGCGCGCGCTTTGGCAATGGTTTCAGACATAAAATTAAACGCGCCCGGATTAGACTTGCGCAGAGCGTCCAGTCGCGCGGGGTCGGTGCGTAACTCGGGCGGTGTGGAGGCGATGTAATCTAGCGCCCCACGCTCAGCCATCCCGGCGCGTTCAGCCTGCTGGCGCTCTTCGCGTGCGCGCCCAGTCTGCTCGCGCACAAGGCTGGTACGTTCGCGGCCGGCTTCAATATCCGTCATCAGGTTCTGGCGCTGAAGCGGAAATAGCTGCTGCTGCCGCATTTCCTGCTCACGAGCCAGCAGCATGTTCTGCTGCAACTGCTGAAGCTGCATCATCTGCATCATGCGGTTGGCCGGGTCGGACGTTCCGCCACCACCACCACCGCCGCCGCGCCCGATCTGAGCTGCAAGTCCGAAATCAGCCATGGCCGGTTAACCTCCAATGAACGGGCCTTGGCCCGTGTAGCCGCCGGCGCCATACGAATACGGGCTTGCGGAGCCGCCGCCGCCCGCCATGCGGGCATAGATCGGGGCCATCATCTGGTTTGTATAGTAGTTCTGCGCGACGTTGCCTATGCCTTGCAACCCCTGCATCGCCGCGTTCGCGCCGCCTACATACGCTGACGCGCGAGCCTGCCCAAGGTTGCCATAGCCCTGCGCGATGCCCTGACCCGTCTGGCCCATAGCCCCCGTCAACTGGTTGGTGGCAGTCTGACCTGACCCCATCATGGCTTGCAGCGGGTTCAGGCGAGCGTTGCGCTCAATCTGGTAACGATTGAAAGCGTTCTGGTATTCCTGTGACGCGAGGTCTTGCCCGAACCGGCTAACGCCCTTCAGCGTCGAGCCCGACAGCAGACCGCCGCGCGCCGCAGCCGAGTTCTCCAGCGCCTTCATGCCCTCCGACATGCGAAACCCGTAGCCTGGGTCGGCTTGGAACTGGTCCATGCCAAATGGCCGGGTCGCCATACCGTACTCTGCCGTTCCGGCCGCACCACCCGGCAGGCCAAGAAGCGTGAGCAACTGGTTCTGCGCGCCAAGGCCCGCCTGCCGAAACGGCTCTTGCAGCGCAATCTGGCGCTCAAGCATACGCTCTTGCGCTTCAATGCCCTGCTGTGCGGCGCGCGCCTGCGCCTTGGCAGCCTTACTGGCCCCGGCCGCCCCAATAGCCGCCCCGCCAAGAGCTGCGGCCCCACCAATGATTGCTGCTGCAATACCGGCCATTTCAATTGCTCCTTAGCGCTATCGGCAGCGCCTGACGGTAGTCCACGGTTATCTCTTCACCTAGTTCGCCGCCCCGACAGCCACGGATAGACCGCAACGCGAACACGTAAGTGTCGCCACTGTCGGACTGTACCACAACCGCATTAGGATGCTTACTGTGATTTATGTATCGTGCAGCCGGCGTCCGCAGGCCATTGATGCGCCCCGGCGCGATCAGCTCGTTGTCGGCAATGTCGCCCGTGGCAAACAAACCACTACCGTCAATCGGCGAAGCACTGACCATGACCTTATAGTCGCCCTGCGGGAATGGCGTCTGATCGTCCGTGCGCTCACAGATTTCGCGCACTGTCAACGGGTCAAACCCGCTGTCGGCAACCGCCGCCAAGAAATCCTCGTTGTCTTCCGAGTAGTTGCCGGCCGGGCGCGCGAGCGCGGCGATATGGTCTAAGAACGCCGGGCTCTTGTCGAGGAACAGATCTTCCAGCTTGGCGACGTCGGTTTCGTCGGTCGCATGGATGTTTTGCCAGATGACGGCTTCGTAAATGTACGCCGCCTTGCGACCGGGTTGCGCCACAAACGTCTGAGGCGCGACCATCTCAGTCTCAGTGCCATCATCGTTCAGCAGACCAAGCCGACCCGTCAACATGACGTTGAGATGCGTCGTCTTATGGCGGTGGCCAATAATGTATGCGCCCGCGGGCATATGCACCTCACGGATATACACGCCCGGCCCAAACCGATGCACGACCGGGCAGTCAACCTGCGCCTGTTGAAGAAAATCGCGCTCTAGTGCGTCGATGTCGCGCACGATTACGCCCTCATAATGTACGCAAGCGCGTAATACGGAGGCAAGTTGGCGTTCGTGCCGGAAGAGCCAGTGCTATCAATGGTGTGAGTGTGTATTCCCGCGCTGCCGGTATTCGCAGATTGAGTAGCCGTCACATCGAAGCGCCCTGAGCCAGTCGGATGGGGGCCAGCGTTCACCGCCTGATCGTAAGTATGAACGTGCGCCCCAGCGGACTGCATGGTGTGGGTATGGCTCACGACGATAGCGTCGGCAGAACCGCCGGTTGTCGCTACAGCATAGGTGGAGCCAGCTCCAACAACGAACCTATTTCGAAGATCCGGTGTTCCGTTTGTCCCATCGCAAAGCAGCCAGCCAGAAGGGATGCTCGCAATAGAGCCGTACCACATCGTTATGACGCCGCGCGGCAGAAACGAGACACTGCCCGAACAGGTCAAGTTCCCAGCGTTGTCGATAACAAACGGTGTCGAATCAGGATCAGTGCTGTCCTGCACGCGCAAAACTTCGCCCGTGCCTGTTTGGGTGATCTTAAGCGCTGGGCCGGGCGTGTCGCTGTCGATGGAGACGTTGCCGGACAGCACTGGCGAGATAGCAGAGGTAGGCGCGGAAATATAGTCTACAGTCCAAATCTCGACATCATTGGCGTCGGTGAGCTTGAACTTGTAATTTGCCGAACCCAGCCAAATGGACGCTTCGCCGCGCGAGTTAAGAATGACCGGGTTCGGGTTGGTCGTCGCCCCCGTCACGTCCGTAAAGGTGGCAAGCGGCGTCGTCGTGCCTGCCGTATAGGTATAGAGCTTGCCGCCGGACAAAGGTACGCCAGCAGCGCTCTCAAATTGCATCTTGGGGGACGGCGTGAGAACGGCCATTATTCACCTATGTTTGCAGCGACGGTGAGGATAACAGACGGAACGGCCGGAGAAAAGGCCGTAGCGGCCGAAGCCTCTATGGTTACGGTAGTATCAGACGTTGCCCACATTAGCTCGAAATAGTCGCCTGTGTTGAGGCGCTGGAAGTAATTCCATGCGGCCAGATAGGCTTCGCCAGAATTCTTCATCGTAATCTTACCGGCTGACTGCGGAACGTTTGTGCCGTTAACGCGCAACCAGACGTAGACGGTTTTGGTCGATGCGTTCGTGCTGACAAACTGCGCCGAGAACTGCACGTTGTACAAACCGGGCCGGTCAACGTAGACGCGCGACGTTGGGGCGCCAAGGTACACACCCTGTGTGTAGTCGGTCTGGCTGAACTTCATGGCGTACGGCGTATTGATCGCCGCCGCCGTCTGCGTCGTTTCGTCGTGGAACGCGCCGTTGCGCAGCGACCCGCTGCCCAGGATGGCGAACAAGTTGTAGAAATAGCGATACCATGCCCGCGACGGGTACGGCGTCGGCTCTTCCGCAATGGGCACACGCGCGGCCGGGATTTGCGTAATGTTCTCAGGCATTGGTCGGGCTCGCAATCAGCTCCGCGCCCATGATCGTCACTGACACCGGATCAGTGCCCGACAGCTCATAAACGCGGTCGCGCAACTTCATGGTCATGCCAAGACGCCGCCAGATAACGCGGGTGCCGGTACGGCCAATCGGCCCCATGGATTTCCAGTGCTCGTTCGACCAAGTGTGACCGCCGTCGTCACTCCAGCGCAGCATGACTTGCGGATCGACGCCCTGCCCCACGCCGTCGAGCCCGACGCCGCTTTCGCAATCCAACTGCAAGCTGTGCTGCGTCGTGCGCTTCAGGTTGTTCTGGCCAGTCGGCAGCGCTCGCCAAGACCGCAGCCATTTTTGGACGGTGCCAGCTTCCGTGTACACGCTCAGATCGTAAGCGTAGATCGCCCCAGCAAGGTAATCGCCGATGACTATCTCGCCGGCAAAAGACATCTGGTTGTTGCCGCGATGGCGAGTGAAGCTGTTGTTCAACCATCCGGCGCGCTTATGCCACGCTTGCGTGGCGACGTCGTAGACCCAAGTGATGTCAGCAGTCGGGAAGTTCAGAACATAGAACGAGTGGCCGTCCTGCTGGTAGGTGTACGCCGTGGCGTCCGAGATGTCGCTGTACTGCTGGATCTGCCACTCGACGGCGTGCGTGGAGATGCGCTGGCCGTTGTAACCCTGCGAGCGGTAGACGATACCGCGTCCGCGTGCGTCAGCGCCCAGCCAAAACACGCCGTTGTCTAGTTTGGCGACGGAAAACGGCGCAACGCAGCCGATTTCGTTGAAAGCGCCCTGGATGCGCGACAGCGGGAAATCAGGCAGCCCGGCGTTGTACCAGACCTCGACCGACGTCTGACCGAACAACCAGACCTCGCGGTGGTCAACGATCAGCGACACGAGATCGTCGGGCGAACCCTCGGCGCTGGCGAAATCCAACGGGTCAACGGACGTGCCGTCGAGCAGAGCGGTCACCCAGAACTTCTGGCTGTTGGGCTCGTTGAATACGAAATAGCCATCAAGGAAGCCAACCGTCGTCGCGCCGGGGAAGTCCGGGTCGGTAATCTGCGCAAACACGTCCGTGTTGGCGTTGTAGATGTAGCCGGTCGCGCCTGCCGCGATGAACAACTGCGTGCCGTTGTCCACCATGGACACGGGGCCGGAACCTGCAACGGTGCCCTTTTCGGTCACAACCCAAGCGTCGTCAATCTTGTAAAACTTATTGCCCGACACCGCGTAGGCGTAGTTGCCAAACGTCCACAACCCCCGGACGGGGCCAGCCCCGACGTAAGCAAGCAGGCGCAAGCCAGGCGCGCGGCGCAGGAACGCTGGCTCTTTGCCGCCCTCGGGCACGATCTCAGGGTAGAGGTTGACCATATCGTTATCGGCAGCGTTCGGGCTGCGGGTAACGTAGGCCGACCCTAGGATCGGGGACTTCATCAGTAGTTCCCTGCGAAAATGTTAAAGCGCTGGCGAGTTCCCGTGATGCTGTACGGGATAGCCATGATGTCGTCGGGGTTGTTGATGCGCTTCAGATTGCGCTTTGACGCCATGGCGATGCGCTGAACCTGCGGCGACGGCTCAACACCAAACTCAGGGGCCATTTCGCAGGCGAGATTGTAGCGGAACGCGCGCAGGTAACCAGGCGGAAACGCCAGCGTCGTCGCCAGATTGGCGGGTGCGGTCAGCTCCTCAACCGAAACGAAATGGAACTCCAGATCGCGGAACGGCACCGGGTAAACGTACAGCTCAATGTCCGGGTAGGTCATGTTAACGAACATGACCTGCGGATAGGTGCTGGTCACCGTCTTGACCGCAATACCGTTGTACTGTTGCTGGTTGATGAGCTTGATGCCGTAGGAAATGCCGGTCGCGGGATCGCGGAAGTAGGTGCTGTCATCGACCGCAATTGGGCGGTTGCCTACCAGATCGCCGGTCGGCCCAAGCGTGCGCGAGCGCTGCGTGGCGGGCCACGTAAGCACTTGATCTTGCGTCGCGTAGACCGCAAGTCGCTCCGTATTCCAAGAGTCGATCATCTGGTTCATCGCCGACAAAGCGTCCTGCGAGGTCTCAGCAGACGGCGTTTCGCCTTCCGCCAGAACACCTAGGAGCCGCAGCGCACCGTTAATCTGCTCGCCCGCTGTCGCCATCGGTAGTCACCTGTTCCTGCTGCTGGCGAGGAGGGCGTCCGCGCCGTCGTAAAACCAGACTGTTGTCTGCCGCCACAGGAGCCGAGGGCGTGTCGGGGTTATACCGCGTCCAGCCGTTCTCTTCATCATAAATCGCTTCCATTTCAAGTGTAGCGACTTTGGTGCCGTGAACGGAATGGCGAAGGTAAATCATAAACCACCTAGTGTGAAAGGGGCGGCCCGAAAGCCGCCCGACAGTATTAGGTCACGCGGTACAGCGTCCATGCGCCGGCCGCAGACTTGCGGGCAATCATCATAGCGCCGGTCGTGACCGGGATAGTCATGGTGAGCGAACCAGAGACCGTCCAGCCCGTACCAGCGGAGATAACCGCAGTGCCCGACGATGTGCCGAGGTTGACAACGCGAAACGTAAAGGTTGTGCCGATACGATCAGAGTTGAGAAGCTCAGCCTCAAGCTGCGCCACGGTCGGCAGAACGTAGGTCTGCGAGGTGGTCGCGCCGTTGTTGACAAAAATCAGGCCATTGAGAACCTGCGCCGCCGTCAGCGTAGCGCCGGTAGCAACAGCCACCGGGTCTGCCGTCAGATCAATGAAGGGGTCGTTTACGTTACCATCGCCGAGCTGGTAGCCGCCCGCGCCGTTGGGAAGAGCCATGATAGTAATCCTTCTAGAAGAGAGATGCCCCCGGCCGCAGCCGGGGGCGAGGACAAGTTAGCCCCACATGCGGACGGCCATCTGCGGACGGATCACCCCGTAACCGTAGAGGACGTCGATGCGGCACGGCATACGGTCGTTGTTAATGTCGTACTGGCGCACGACACGCAGCGAGATGCCGTTGTGGACCTGACGCGACGCCATATCGACGCCCTGCGGAAGGAGCAGGTCGGCGGTGGCGAAAGTGATCGCGTCCTTGTGGTAGACGAGGTTCTGCGGGTACTGCGAGGAGGCGGACCCGAGGAACGTAACGGTGGCGCCGGACTGCGGGAAGCTGTCCACGGTGGCAAGGGCGTGCGAGGCGGTGTAGATCGCCGGGCTGATCTTGACCGTAAACGTGCCAGCAACGCCAGCGGTGTCTTCCGTGACCACGAACTGCTGGAGCGAACCAGTGGACTCGCGGGTCTGCGGGTTGACGGCAAACACGCTGCCGATGGTGAACACGTCGCCGACCTTGAGGGTCGTCGTGGCGGAACCCTGCGACAGCACAACGGTGGTCGCGCCCTGAGACGAGACGGTCGTGCCAACAGTCGTCGAAGCGGTACGGGAGAACGTGCCGGTCGCGAACTGCTTGATCGACTGAGACATGCTGATTTCTTCATAGCCCAGCACTCCGGCACCCATCAGGCCACTCTTAAACTGGCGGCTGATGACGTCGGTGGGGTTGAAGAAGCCCTTCATGCCCTCAACGAGAGCAGCGTTGGCAGCGGGGTTAACCGTCGCGTAGCGCGGCGAAGAAACGGCAGCGTTCTCGTTGAGCTTCTGCTGAGCCTGAAGCAGCACAAGAGACGTTGACGGCGTGGTGCCGGGCGTGCCCACGGAGTTATAGACCGACTTGAACGAGTTGGCGACGTCCGCGTCGATGGAGGAGGCGAGCTGCGAGATACGCGGCTTAAGCACGCGCTCAGCGAAATCGTCGAGCTGCATGGTCAATTCGGCCGACGTGAAGTTCACGCCGATGTGCTTCTGGCTGGAGACAGAAAGCGTGGTGAACTGCTCGTTGTCGTCCTGCACCTGAAGCGCCGCACCGTCCGTGACCAGAGCGCGGTCGGGCAAACGGATGCGCAGGGTGGAGCCAATCTTAGCCCCTTCAACCGCGAAGGAGTCGTCATACTGACGGTTCACAGTGCGGGTCAGCACAAGGTTGTTCTCGAGGATTTCGAGAGCCTTGCGCGTAATCATGTCAATTGTAAGAAGCGAGTTAGCCACTTTGGGTATCCTTTATCGACGTTGGGCCTCGAACTTCCTAATTTGACGCTGGCGCTCCGCTTCGATCCATTCCGACGTGCTCATCGTTTTGATTGAGCGGGGGTCGGTGGTGTCGTAAGCCGGTGAACCGGAGTTTGTGCGGGCGGCGACAGGCGCGATAGGAGCCGGAGCGGTTGAAGTCTTTTTAACCGGCGGATTAGAGGACAAGTTCGCCTCAATCTTACCGATCTCCTTGGCCTGCAAGATTGCGGGCAAAGTGGCGATACGGGCGGCTTCCTTTGGGTTTGATCCGAGCCAATAGATGACGTCGGGACCGATGTCAGACGCTTGGATCGTTTGCGCCATTACGTCCGTGACGGGGAGCTGCGGGTTGTAAGCGACCTGTTCAAAGTCGTTGTACTTTGACCGCGCGTCCTCTTCACGCTCGTGATAGGCGTCGAGCATCTGAGCCTGCTGCTTGGCGGTTTCCCGCTGGGCAATCAGCTCTTGAGCCTTACGTTCCGCCAACGCTTCGGCATACGCCGCCGCGCTGTCGTAATCGTCAACGGCTGGTAGCGGGGGCGGCGGCGCTTTGCGCGCTTCCATCTCCGCAAGCCGTTGGGCCTGCTCGCGTTCCCACTTACGCTGCTCTCGTGCAAGGCGCTTCCCGACGATAGCGTCCAACTCTTCCTGAGAGAAGGTCTTGGTCGCTTCAGTCGTTTGTCCTTCCGGCGTCGTAGCTTCGGGCGCAGAAACCGCCGTGGTGTCCTGCTCCGGCGCGGTCGTAACCGCTTCGTTTAGTTGAGCTTCATCGCTCATACGCTTGGTTTCCTCTCGGACCTGATGAACCGCACCAGTACGGTTTATTGTCAGACGCTAAGTGCTGCCACCTTCGCCTGAAAATTCTGAACGCGGATGTCAAGCGCGCGCTTTTCAACATCCAGCTTAGCCGCCACGGCGTCAAGAGCCGCCGCGCGGTCGGACAGTTCGCGCTCCAGATAAGCGGTTTTGGCGGCGATGTCGGCTTCCTGCTTAGCCAACTGCGCTACCTTCGCCTCCATTTCAGTAGTAAAGGCGGCCTCGCGGTCGGCCTGCGCCTTCTCGCGTCCGGCGACCATAGCCTCCTTGGCCTTGGCGCTTGTAAGGGTCGCCTTGGCGGCGGCGGTCATGGCGTCAGCCTCGACGCGGGCCTGCGCGAGCGCCGCGTCAGCGGCGGCTTTGGCGGCGTTGATCTCGTCAACCGCCATCATCGCGCCCTGGCGCTTCTCCAGCTCGTCACGCAGAGCGGCCATACGGGCCAGATCGAGCGGCAGTTGCTTGGTGAAGTAGGCGACAAAATCTACAGGACCGCCGTCATTAGAGATGCTTGGCATCGTTGGCCCCTTTAGGCATAAAAGCTGACGTTGAGTTCAGCGCCGCCCGTAATCTCAATGAACTGGATCTTGGACAGGTCGCCGTCGTACTGGAGCGTGACGCCAGCAGCGAGCGGCATACCGACGCTGGCAGTCGGAGCCACGCCGTCGTCCCGCCAGCGAACCGCCTGTGTGTAAGCGGTTATGAGGGCGATGGTCGGCTTCTGGTTCATGCCGGTCTTGTCAACCGTCGGCACCGTCAGCGTTTTGGCAGTGCTGAGGCCAGTGATCTGCTGGTAGCCAAGGCAAGACGTGATTGCCTTCAGGTTAACGGCCATTACGACATTCTCCTGCGTTGCGTAAAGGATAGCGCGGCGGTCCGTATCTCAACAAAGACCTGTTGAACGGTGGTAACGATAGCGGAGAAGAACCCGCCTGCGAAGAAGTTACCACCGAAAAACGGACCCACGACGCGCCCCTTGAAGGCAAACCTTTACTTTTATAGCACTTTGATATTGCGCGTGTCAAAATCACTCGCCGGGAATGGGAGCGGGCGGCTTGATCGGCGTGATCGGCGGGACCTGAGCGGCGGCCGCAGCGGCAGCCTGCTGTTGATCCCACTGGAACGACTGCTGGAGCAGCGTGTTCATCACGCCCTCGGCGTAGGCCGTAATGGCCTCGTTGGGAGTGGCGGCCCGCGTCACCCACGCCTGCTGGTCAATGAACTCCGGCGGGTCGTTCGGGTCCGGCTGGTCGGGGGACCACGCAGGGTTGGGGACCTGTTGCTGGACGTTTTCCGTCACCTGCCCGTAAGAGGTCGCCGCCATCAGGTAGGCGACGATGCGCTCGCTGTCGGCGTCGGAGAGTTCCATCTGGACGTTCAGCGTCAACTGGGGGCTGCTGACCCCGTAGGTAACAAGAGCCATTATTCTGTCTCCTGCTTTGGCGCGTTGGCCTCAGCCACGGCCTTCTCCAACTTCTCAAACAGCGGCACGGCGGCCTTGGCCCCCTGAAGTCCGGTTGCCTTAACGGCGGCATCCAGAAGAGCGCCAAGCGCCTGCAACTCGCTGCTGTTGAACTCAATGCTGATCGTCGGTTCCATGTCAGTTCTCTCTAAGCGCCCATCCGGTAGAGAGACTGCCGGGCCGGATGGGCTCGCTCCCGACAGTGTTGGGGTTACAGCGCCACGCACGGCACCTTATACGCCGTGCCGGTGGCATCATAGAGGACCAGATAACCGTCGGGTATGATGGTTCCTGCGGTGTAGTTGGTCTCGGTCGTCAGCTTGCCTTGAATGTTCGTGAAGGCGCTGTCGTCCGCAAGGCGGACTTGCAGGGATGTGGTGCTGCGCTTGAGGGCGGGGAACGACGAAGTGATCCCCGTAAAGCGGACCATCATGTTGCTGTTCGAGCCGCTGGTATAGCGAAAAGTAAAGCCTGACGACGCAGCACCAATATATGAAATGCTGCTTGCCGTAATTAATTGCATGTCTGCTACAAGCACGACGCCGCTTGTAGCTGCGATATTGATGCGCTCAGTTCCGCCGCCGTCTGTAAAGCTCACCGATCTGGCTACGCCTGTCCCCAACACTTGGGGGCCAATAGTGAGAACATTCGACGCCCAGCGAATTGACGCCCGCTCATAATTGCTCGCATCCGTGTACGTGTTGTACACGTTGAACGTCTGCGCGTTCGTCCCATTGCGGAGGGCGAGCGTGTTCGCGGCGTCGCGGGCGAGGATGAGGTCTGTAACCCCCGACGCGCCTGTCACGCCCGCCGTGTTGCTCCATGCAAACACGTAATCTGACGACAGCTTAACAACAGGATAGTTAATTTCTACAGCAAGCGTGTTGGCTTGCGAGATATTAATGACGCCGACACTTCTAGAATATATGTTTGCTGTGCTTCCGCTGAAGGATATCCCCCCGCTCTGGAACGCGCCCGGATGAAATATAGCGCCGCGCGTTGACCCAGACAGAGTAAGCACATCCGCCAACGCATTCTGCGCCGTGCCGCTGCTGCCCGCAGGCGCAACTTGGAAGATGATGCTTCCGCCAGCGCCCGTCCCGGTCCCCTGCGAGCCCGTGATCGTCAGGTTTGCGCCAGCCGTGTTAGTCGTGCCAGCGACAACGGACTGGACGGAGAGGGTCTGTGCGACAGGCGCGGCGGCGTCGGCCGCGCCAAAGCGAAGGTTGGCAGCGGCGCGGCGGGTGAGGGGCACATCTAGCCAGCCGAAATTGGCACTGTTTTGGGCAATAGAAATGTTGTTGGAGTATAAAAAGACCCCACCGCCAGCTCCGGGGTTTAGGGCTATATTTTGTCCGGTAGATGACGCAAGTTCAAATGTTGCGGAAGTCGGCCCCGTAACAATACCAGACCTCGACACCGTAAATTGGTTTACGCCGCCCCGCTGCAACTGAAACAACAGCGAACCAGCCGCGCTCGCCGTGTCCGTGAAGTTCGCACGCAGCCCCGTAAACGTAACAGCCGCGTTGTTCCACGTCTGCGTGAGATCAAGAACAGGCGCGGAGGCCGTGACCGTCGCGCCGGTCAGGGTCAGAGAGCGCGTGGTGTCGTTCCACGACGTGCCGGACATGCCAGCAAGATCGCCGCCGCTATTGTATTGAAGCTCGCCGGACGTACCGGAAACTGTAAACGAATGGTTTGCGTTCCATGCCGTCGCGCCCGTAGCGCTAAACGTGCCGTCCGCAGGGGTGGAATGCGTGATTGTCAGGGGCATGGGTTACGCCAAGAACTTGAGTTTGTAGAGGGTGGAGTAGTACAGCCCCAAAATCTCGTCGATGATGTTCTGGAGCGGCGTGCACTCTTTTTCGACCACATCGTATCGCATTTTCATCAGCTCCTCGACCTGATCCTCAAGGAACTCAACGATGTTGTTGGTCTTTTTGGCCGACATAAGCGCAATCGGCCCAATCAGGCCATACTTTCCCTGATAGGCTTCCGCAAACTTGTCCGCCAGATCGACAATTTCGTCGTAAAACGTGTTCAGCGCGCTGTGTTTGGCGAACGAACGGGTGTTAAGATGAACGCTGTGGGCCACATCGCGGGCCAAAAATAGCGTTCCGATAAACTTTTCGCAGCTCATTGAGGCGTCCCTTCAGCCATCATCGGCAGTTCTTCGCGCATCGGAGTGTTTCCGGGCACCAGATCGCCGGTATCGACCGCCGCCGCGATGGTCCCCATCACGATTTCTTGGATCTGCTCGAACGTCATCCCAGCCTGAACAGCCGAAATACGCTTGGTTTCGGCCTCGTACGCCTTGATCTGAAGCTCTTGAGCTTCCATCGACTGCTCGACGCGCTGCAACATGCCGACGACTTGGTTCAGTTCCTGCGTCAGCATGTCAAGCTGCATCTTGGCGGCCTGCATCTCAGGCGACTGGTCCTCGCCTTCCATGACCTTCGGATCGATGATCTTGGCGAACCGCGCAGCCATCTCCTGCGCACCAGGCCAGTCCATGTTCTTGATGAACAGGTCGCCAGCGACGCTCCAGAGCTGCGGGTTGGACTGAAGCAGCATGGACATGGCGTCCAGCGCTTCCTGCCGCTTGGTCATGTAGCCAGGCCCGGTCGTGACCATGACGTCGTAAACGCCCACGGACGGGTTGTAGATCTTCTCCAGCACAATGCCGTTCTCGTCCCGGATCTCTTTGACCGGCTCGGGCTGCGTCGGGTTGATCTTCACCATATCGACGTTGCCGTCGATGCCGATGATGCGTGCAATGCGTTCAGTGTCGTAGATCTTAGGGATAAGGTCGATCAACTGCCGCGTGACGTGCCGGACGGCGCGGGCGAGGTTATCGACGTAATGGTATGTACCCGTATCCCCCTGCCGCTCGCGAGCCAGAATGGCGCGGCCGGATCGCTCGTTAGAGGTCGCACCAAGACTAGAGTCGTACTGACCCGTGGTCGCCTTGATGTCGTCGGATGCGCCCATCTTGGCCTGAATGAGACCCGTCTGAGCCAACGGAGGCGCGGCGCGCTGAGGCAACGGCAGAGGCGCTCCAGCACCGTCCGTAACATCCGGGTTGACCTCCAGATACGGCCAGTTGTTCGTGTTGGCCGTCTTCCACTGCATCTCGTAGCCTTCAAACTGGCCGCCGTAGCCAATGAAGGGCGCTTTGGGGGCCAGAGCCAGCATCTCGGCTTCTTGGCTCACCCAGTAGTTGTACATGCGCTGCGCGTCTTTGGCGTTGCGCACCAGCCCAGAGACGTGCATCTGCCCGTCCACTTCCCACTCGTTGCCGACGACGCGCACGACGGGTATCCACTTGCCCGCCCAGTCGCGTTCTTCCAGCACCTCGTAGCCGTTGCTCTTAACCCACTTGACCTTCCGGCGGTCAGCCTGTCGGCTGCGCAGCGGCTTGCCGAACATCTGCCGCAGCGCGGCGTCCTGCGGGGTCTTTTCAAACGCCGTGACGTTACCTGGATACAGGTTCAGCGTGGCCGGGGCGTACTCGTAGAAAAAGTACTCCGCAATCCGCACCATGTCCTCAGCCAACCACTGAGCCAACGAGGCGTCGCCGACGCCCTGCGTCTGGATCGACGAGACGGGCATGGCGTCTGGAAATAGCCGCTCGTACTCTTCCTTGGTGACGTCCTCGGTGATGAAACACCACTTGGCGTCCGCACCGCACGGATCTTGGATCGTCGGGTCCATATAGACCGAAAACGAGTTGCGGATGCGTCCAATCTTGATGTCCTGATCGAAGCTGTCGTCGCGGATGTACTCCGTCAGGATGCGGATGTACCCTTCGCCATACGTCACCTGGTTATCGCAGGCGGTGTCGTAGGCAACGTCAGCGTCCGAGATGTACTGTATATGGCGGACCATGCCGTCGAAGATCTCGGCCACCCGCACGTCCGCGCGGTCGTCAGCCGGGATCACCTTGCCCGAGGGCCGGTTCTGCCGTTGCTCGTTGGTCACTTGCCGGACGTGCTGCGGCAACTTGTTGATCGTCAGGCACGGCCGGGCGTTGATCGTCTGCCCCTGCACCGATCCGCGCGTAGCCAGAACGTCGGCCGGCCACTGCCAGTTGTTGTCCGGCGAACCCGCCATAAACCGCAAGTCGTCCAGCTCGTCTTCGCGGGTATCAGAATACGCAGCGATAGCTAGCGAAAACCGCGACCGCATCGTGTCAAGCAGTTCCTTGCGGTCCTTAGCCATTACTTGCCCTTTTTGCCGCTATGAGGCTTCTTGGCCGCCGCCCGCTGCGTGCTATACGCGATGGCGACAGCCTGTTTTGCGGGCTTTCCGGCAGCCACTTCAGCCTTGATGTTCTTGCGGAAGGCCTCTTTTGAGGCGGACTTCACCAAAGGCATGTCACTTGCCCTTCTTCGCCGTCTTAGCCGACTGTTTGAACGCCGCCGCAGTCGGAGCGCCTTTGCTGCCCGGCTTCCGCATCTTTTCGCCAGATCCGGCGGCAATGCGAGCTTTCTTGGCGTTGATGTTGGCGTAAAGACCGGTCTTAGCCATCAGCACTTCCACCTTTTCATGCTCGCCTTAGCGCGCTCGGCGTTGTCAGACTTTGCTACGACCCCCGCCATCCGGGCACAAAACGACTTTTTGCGGCCCTTGTCGGCGTCAGTCTTCGGGTTCGGAGCTGGCGGCTTGAGGTTCGAGCCCGTCTCCCGATTGTACTTGGCGCGGCCCTTAGCAGTAAGGCCCGCACCCTTATTCGTCGGCAGCTTCTCGCCGCGACCAACCGCCAGCGATACGCTTTTCTTAGCCATCAGGCGCAGTGGATCAGGGCGTAGTTGATGGTCACGGCTTCAGACAGCGGCGAAGCCGAAATGTTGCGCACCGTAATCGACGCCGACCCTACTGCAAGGCCCGACACCCAGCAGTTGTACGCCCCGGCGGTTGCGTTGCCGGAAATGTTCAGGATCAGGATGTCGTTCACGCTAATCAGCGAGTTGTTCAGCGTAAACGTCACGTTGGTCGTCGCCCCCAGCGAGGCGTTGTTCATCGTGATCTGACCCGCCGAAGCGTTCAACGTGACCGCCGTAGATTTGCTTGTAGCCTGCGTCACTGAGCCCTGCGCAGCGGCCGTGTAGCCAAACTGATTGCTCGACAGAACGGCGTCAGCCCCGATAATGTCCTGATCTTCGTAGGCGATGCCAATCGACTTAGTGTTAGACATAGGTTACGCTCCCATCCAACTGGTAGATGTGTTGACGTTACCGTAACCTCGCGTTCGTGTCATGTCAACGCGGGCCTCCCGATGCGCGACTGGGAAAGCGAAAGTAACCGCTATGGCGTCGGCGGCGTCGGGCGAGGCGAGGCCTCGGGCCTTCATGTCCTTCTTGCTCTCCAAAAAGATAGCCCCCTTGCTGTCGGTCTTCATGAGGGGTCCAATCAGGTCGCTTTTCAGGTTGCGGTCGTTGGGTATCGCCCCGGTCTTCAACCATTCGCGCATGTCACCCCAGATCTGAGCCCGCAGGTTGCCCCACATGAGCGGGTTGCGGCTCTTGTTACCAAAGTTGACGCCCCGCACCTTGTAGCGCTGCTCCTTGAGCCGGTCCACGACGCCCGCCCCGAGCCCGCCTTCGTCCACAACCACCAGCGCCGGCTTGTACTCCTCAATCGCCTCGATCACCCGCCCGACCGTCTCCATCGTGTCGTCGCCGCGATGCCTCTTGATCGCCACAATGTCGCGCCCCTGCCGCACGACGATGACCGTCGAGTCCGACCCGAACCGCGCCGGGTCCACGCCAATGACGATGGGCGCGCTCAGATCCTTGTACTTGGGCCGTCCCATGGCCTCCTCGACCAGCCGCAGCGGGATGAACTGATCGTCGGAGGCGTTCGGAAACTCACCGTACACCTCGACGTGCGCTTGGCTGGAGTCCGGCCCGTACTCGTCAATGATCTGCTGATAGACCGCCTTGTCCGTCCCTTCGACCGACCGCGCGTCCACCGTCTTGGTCCGCCAGAAGTCGCGTTTGGAGTTGAAGCACTCGTAGAAATAGCCCGAGTTGCGGCGGGGGTTGGAGAACGCCATCCAGAAGCGGTTGGGCGTGTTCTCCGTGAAAAAGCCGGCCGCCACCGACCAGATGGCGTCGTCGATACCCGACGCCTCGTCAAACACCAGCATCACGCCCGAAAAGTTGTGCACGCCCGCGTATGCGTCGGGGTTCTCCGCGCTCCACAGCCGCCCCTCGACGCCCCAGTAGCGCGTGCCCAGCTTCAGGTCGCGCTCGACCAGCTCCGTCAGCCATTTGGCGGGCATGACGCGGGTGGCGCTGACCTCGAACCAGTGGCTGTTCAGCGACATGCTGAGCCATTTGGTGATTTCGGCCCACGTCACCGACCGGAGCTGCGCTTCCGAGTTGGCCGACACGATGGTCGTTGAGCCGATGCGCGTGGACAGCATCCAGATGATAAGCCAGCTCACCAGCGCCGACTTGCCGATGCCGCGCCCCGAGCTAGTGGCCATGCGGAACGTGTTGAAGTCCACCTTGCCGTGGTTGGCCTTGATATGGTCGGCCAGCTCCTGAAGCACCTCCCGCTGCCACTTGCGTGGGCCGCTGAAGTGCTCAAGAGGCGTGCCCTTCTGACCCCACGGGAACACGAACAGGACGAACTTGAGCGGGTCGTCCTTCAGCGCTGGCGTCCACAAACGGGCCATCAGCGCCATCTCGTCTTGCGGGGAGTACTGCGGGGTCTGCATCAGTTACGACCTCGTACGCGCCGTCTATGACGCGCTGCTGCGCCATCTCAAGGGCGTGGGTGATGGATATGGTCTGCTCGACGTTCACGTCGATGGCCGTGCGCGCCGTCCAGCCGTGGACGTGCTTCAGCACCTCCAGCGCCGCCTTGGCGTCGCCCGCCGCCGCCGCGTCATGCAACTGCTGCGAGGCCAGCATCTCGCCGTCTGCGCGCCCCTTCAGTTCGGCCAGTTCGGCCAGCGGGTCGAACTGACACAGACGCCGGTACTCAGACGGCAACATGCCTGCGGCCAGTGCGAGGTTGTCGCCTTTCAGGCCCATGCGCGCGGCTCTGTAGATTGCGTCCAAGCGCGCCTCGGTCGCCTGCACTTTGCGGGGTTCGTATGGGAGTGATCGCCAATCCATGCGAGGACCGTAGCAGATTTTTAAAAAAAATAAAAAATTTTCTGGTGAACGCTGCGTCGGTTTTGACCGGTCGGGCAGGGCCCCCCCCTGCCCGGTTCTTAACCGTGGCCATAGGCCTGCCGGCCTTGGGCGCGCGGACGATGCAGCACAGTGAAGGCTAGATCGCCGGCGGCCGTGTGCGCTGTGACATAGACCACGCCTAGCCGTGTGCGCTGCGCCAGCGCACACGGCCGCCGGCAAGCGGTCGCGCACATGGTTCATGATGGCGAGCAATTGCGTGCGAGTGATCCGGCGCGCGTCGACTAACGGCGCCAGCGCGTCGACTAGATCCATTGGCGTGGTGAGTCGGGCAGTTTGGGCAATTCGGGCAATGGCTGGCATGGTGGTTTCTCTTCAAGCGTAGGAACTAGACATAATCTTGAAATTACGCGCCCACAAGCGTCGGTGGGGCAATCATGGGTCATTTGGGCGGTCGAAAACGCAAACCGCAGTCGCTTAAAATTGTAAGCGTAATTTTACGCCGCAGCGGTAACTGTAGCTATACTATATATTATTAACTTAATTGAAAGTTGAAGTAGATGACAATATAGCCCAAACCCATCTCATAGCGGCGCGTTTTCAATCACTTAGCAATGGGCAGTCCAGAACAACCCATTGGCGCCCACGCCGCCCAAAAATAACGCTTGACCATTCCCACCATACGCGCTAGATATTTTCTAGTGGCGCTCTTTTGGCGCACACTTCAAATCAATGAGAATATACCAACATGAACCAGACAATCGAGACACTCGCCGCCACCGTCGGCGTCATCATGCTCGCAGCGCTTGCGTTCGCAGCGCCGTTCTACGTCCTCTAACTCAAAACTAATGAAAGGTTAGCATCATGTCTCAAATATCCTCCGCCATAATCTATCGCGGTCCGTCGCTTCTCGACGGCGCGCCGATTGTCGTTATCGCCATTGACAGCGCGCGCAATACCAAGACCGGCCGCATGGTCCAGACCTATATCCTGCGCGCGGACATTGATCCGCGCGAAGCGAGCAAGAGCGGCGCCGACGCGTCCATCTGTGGCGCGTGTCCTCACCGTGGCGCGCCCACGACGGACCCGGACGCCAAGCAAGCCGCTGGCCGCTCGTGCTATGTGCTGCTGGGACAGGGTCCGCTTATCGCCTACCGCACCATGTTGCGCGGGGGCTATCCTACCGTCACTGGCCATGCGGCGATTGCCGCCATTGGCGCCGGCAAGCTCGTGCGCCTTGGCACGTATGGTGATCCGGCCGCCGTCCCGTCATACGTATGGGAGAGCCTCATTTCCCAAGCCGCAGGGCATACCGCATACTCGCATCAAGCCAGCGTTTCCGGCGCCGCGTTCCGGCCGGACTACATGATGCAATCGGCCGACACTGAACAGGACGCGCGCGCCGCATGGGCGGCCGGCCGCCGGACGTTTCGCGTGGTCGCCAGCGCCGCCGATATCGTCCCCGGCCGTGAGATCCTTTGCCCCGCCTCAAAGGAAGCCGGCCGCCGCGTCACATGCTCGCAATGCAAGCTATGCGGCGGCGCCAGCGTCCAAGCAAAGTCTATCGCCATCCCCGACCACGGTCCGCAACGCAAGCGGCGCGCCGCCTAACGTCACACCATAAGGCGGCCGCATGGCGCGGCCGTCACTCACACAAGCAAAGGACAAGACAATGAGCAAGCTTAAGACTGACTGGCGGATTGTGAAGTCTGCTACCAGGCGCGGACAATGGGATATTGAAACGCGTACCTTCACACGCGGCGCGCAAGGCGCATGGGAGCTAGCGCAAAACTGGACGCGCCATAGCGTCGCCGACAGCAAGCGTGCGGCGCTGGCGCGTATCATGCTCCTGCGGGAGCGTGGCGAACGCGTCACATGGTCCGGCGGTCCAATCCGGCTTGGCGTCGCGCTCATGGAAGCCGATGGGCTTGTCACCTAAACAAGATAATGCTTAACTGGACTAGCAAGGTAAGGGCAAACCATGACACATATCTATGTCTATACAGTACCGGCCGCTTGGATCGACGCGCCCCGCGAAGCGTATTACGTCACGTACGATTGCGCGCCGGTTTCCCACGCGTACGATATCAGCAAACCCCCCAGCCATTGCACGCTGCTAATCCTATAAGCCGAAACGGCGCGCCCCGGCGCCGTCTGACCGTAAGGCGGTCACTGAAGAGGCTACAAAAGAGGGATACGACATGAAAAGCACACTAAAGCCTGGCGACCGCGTCGCCTATGCGGCTAAGTTTCTGAAGGACACTGGACAGTTTACCGGCGGCGCCGGCGAACGTCGCGGAACGTACCTACGCTCCGCGCCCGGTATGCCAAAGTATGGTTATGTCCGGTGGGACGATGAGGCTGAGCGCATTGCGGCCGGCCAAAACGACTATGCCGAAGCCGACTATTGCGAAGCCGTTCGCCGGGACGGCAGCCTTGTTTGCCTGCCTAACATCGCCCGCGTGGGCTCCCCACGCTTCGCGCTTAATGACCTGTGAGGTTTACGATGCCATTCAATCCTGACGCGCATGAGAAGCGCATGGGCGCCCACGTCTATAACGTCGAGGGCGGCGTGGATCTGACGCCTTGGGGCTTCCCCGGCGTCACGTTCGAAGGCGACGTTGACATAGACATCGAGGGCGACGCGCAGAACATGTGGTACGTGGGCGCCGTTCACGCGCTCGACTCCAAGGGCAACACACACCACTATGACCTTCACCAAGGTATAGGCGAGGCGGTCGTAGCGGCGCTGTATGCCGACACGTTCCACAGCCAGCTAATCGAGGACGCGTGCTGGTATCACGGAGAGGACTGATCATGCCTAAGCTCAACCTGAAATCGAGCTGGTACGTACAACGCCGATACGCGCCGCGCGACCACTGGCTAGGGCTCAAGGGGCGGCCGCTGGCGGCCTATCGCGCCACCGAATACGCGCGCTGGCTTGCGCAACGCGACGGCCTGACGTTGCCCGATGTGCCCGGCCGCGTCGACTGGAACCGCGCGCCCGGCCAAGAGTGGCGCCCGTGCGCGGTATGGTTCGGGGCGGTTCGCGTCGCAATCCCGCACTGGGATTACGTCGAGCGGCCGCCGATCGTCGAATACGAGGTGGACCTAAATGTTTGACCCATTCCCCATAGCAGTGCTGATCTTTGTGATTGCACCCGCCGTCATACTTGGAGCGGCGGCCTTTATGGCCGCTGCGACTGAGGAACCCCCAACCGAACGGAAACAGGACAATGAGCCGTGACCTCTTTACTCACCTCGATCTTGGCCCTGATCTACAACCTGACGCGCCCAAGGCGCCAACAGTAACAAGCCCCATGGCCGGCCTGACGACGACGCGCCATGCCGACGGGACGCGAACGCTCATGCACGGGACGACCGTGCTGGGGCATTATGAACGCAGGGGCGACTGGCGCGGCGTCACCGACGGGGGCGCCCTCGTGCGCTCGACGACAGAGACAGGCGTACGACGCGCGATTGTGGAGGCGGCGCTATGACAGACGCAATAGATTACAGGGAGCACGCCAAGGCGACGCGCCAGCGCATCATAGAGGCGGGCTTGCGCCATGCGCGCAACGTCGCCCAACGCGAAGCGGAGGCGGCTGCGCGGGCGCTGCAACGCGCCAAGGGAGAGCGCACCGCCGGCATGCCGGCAACGGACCCCGAACTGCGCGCGCAGATTGCGGCTGTGTTGGTCGCCCACGGGCGCACATGGGCCGACATCGTGTCTCACCAACGCGCCCGCTACCTGCACCCGCCCCGCCAAGACGTTTACGCAATCTTGCGCGGCCGAGGTTGGAGCCTGCCCATCATTGCCCGGTTCTGCAACCGGGATCATACATCCATTCTTTACGCACTGCGCAAACACGCTGAAAGGAGCCACCATGCCGACGCTACTTGATGAACGCGAACAAACGCACGGCCGCTTTGAGGAAGTCGCCTATACCGCCCGGACCATACGCTACGCCATGACGCGCGGCGGCTTGTCGGCGGTCCAGGAGGAGGCGCTGGGGATGATTGCCAGCAAACTGGCGCGCATTACCTGCGGCAACCCTGACGAAATGGATCACTGGCGCGACATCGCCGGTTACGCTGAGTTGGTTGTGCGCGACCTGCGGCGCAAGGAGATTACCCACCAAGCCGATGAGGTGTTGAGCCATGTCTGACGACAAAGACATCTGCGAGCGTCTGGAAGACCAGAGTATCGATGGCGCGATCTACCTGCGCTTCAATGCGGCGAAGGAGATCAGATATCTGCGTTACTACGTGGCGCGGCTGGAAGGCGACCTCGCCAAGGAAGAGTTCGAACATGCGAAGACGAAGATCGCATTGCAAAAGGTGCAGGAGCACAGCAGCAAGCAAGCTCTCGACATCGTGACACTCGGGCAAGAGGTGGGGCGGCTGCGGGAGGCGCTGGAAGGCGTGATCCGCATAGCCGACCGCGATTGCCCGGAGTTTCGTGCGGCCCGAGCCGCCCTCGCACAGAAGGAGGAGATGTGATGGACATCCTTGATAAGCTGAGAGACAGGGCGAACGCCCCGAACCTTGCGGTTTCTGAACTGAACCACGATGCGGCAGATGAGATCGAGCGGCTGCGGGCATGGGTCTCCGTGAAGACACAGGAAGAAGCCAGAGCACACGACTACTCGGTCAGGATGCACGTCGAAAACGCGCGGCTGCGGGAGGCGCTGGAAGAGATTGCAAACGCGCCTGTGCCAGATACTCGCTTCAACGGCAGGGGCTATGTCCCCGACTTTGATGGCTTCAAACCAATCGCCCGCGCCGCCCTCGCAGGACAGGAGGAGAAAGGGTTATGATAACGACCACACTAAATCGCATCCGAGCGCACTCCCCCTGCATACAAGGTTGGGAGAAACTCCTCTCAGGCCTTGGTAAAACCAAAGCTGATGATGAGAAGCTCCCCTTCGCCACTATTGTAGAAATCAACGGACTTGACGATGCTCTTTGGTGCTGCCGTGCAGAGCCACAATACAACTGCGAGTGGCGACTGTTTTCTGTTTGGTGTGCTCGACAGGTTCAGCACCTCATGACTGACACAAGATCGGTCACGGCGCTAGATATAGCAGAGCGGCACGCTAACGGAGAGGCGACAGATGCAGAACTATTAGCCGCACGGATTGCCGCACAGGATGCCGCATGGGATGCCGCATGGGATGCCGCATGGGATGCCGCACGGGCTGCCGCATGGGCTGCCGCATGGACTGCCGCATGGGATGCCGCACAGGATGCCGCATGGGCTGCCGCATGGGCTGCCGCACGGGCTGCCGCACGGGATGCCGCACGGGATGCCCAGACTGTTGAGTTCTTGCGCCTAGTCAACGAGACGCCTGCCCGCGCCGTTCTCGCAGAACAGGGAGAGAGGTGAAATGAGCAACATTATTGAGAGATTGCGCTGGCACTCGGAGGATCAGGCCACAGGTAAGTTGCGCCTCACTAACCCAGATGGCCCGGAAGCCGCCGCAGAGATTGAACGCCTCCGCGCCGAGAACGAGCGGCTGCGTGAGGCAAAAGACGGCGCATACGAAGAACGCAATCGCGTTGTTGCCTTGCTTGCCAGCGTGTTTCCATCAGGCGTGAGGAAAACTGCAATTCCCGGATGGGAGCCAGAATGGCACGACTGCGTCTACATTGACCTGCCTACCGGGCAGGCGTCGTGGCACTACCACGACAGTCAAGCATACTTGTTTGCCCACCTGCCGCCGTATCGGGGCGAGTGGGACGGCCACACAACGGATGTAAAGTATGAGCGCGTCGCCCGCGCCGCCCTCGCAGAACAGGAGGATAAGTGATGGACGACGACCTGCTTGAGCAACTTCGCACCCGTCATATCAAGCTAGGCTACGAACTGCCGACAGAGAGTTTGTTTTCAGCCGCCGCCGACGAGATTGAACGCCTCAATGGCCTAGAATCGCGGCTGCGAGAAGCGCTGGAGGACATTGCAAGCGGCAGGTATAGCGGCGTCCTGCTTACCAGCTTCCCGCCGAAAGACCCCGCCGTAGAGCGCGCCCGTGCTGCCCTCGCAGAACAGGGAGAGAAGTGATGAACGACAAGCCGAAATCTAATCGCGGGTTCGCATCTATGACGCCCGAACGGCGCCGCGAACTTGCCAGCCAAGGCGGCAAGGCGGTTAACCCTGCCAATCGCGCCTTCGCGCTAAACCGTGATCTTGCGTCCGCCGCCGCGAAGAAGCGGTTTCAGAAGGAGCCCACCAAGTGATCTTACCCGCCCAACACATTCGCGCCGCCACCATTGTGCAACCTTTCGTCGAGCGCACGCACCATACCCTGTCGGGCATGACATACGGGCTTGGGCCGGCCGGTTATGACGTCCGCATCGCCGAGCGCATTTTGCTGAAGCCAGGAGCGTTCGCGCTCGCATCGACCGTCGAGCGGTTCACCATGGGTGACGACCTGATCGGGTTCGTTCACGACAAGTCCACATGGGCGCGCCAAGGCCTCGCCGTGCAGAACACGGTGATCGAGCCCGGCTGGCAGGGCTGGCTGACGCTGGAGCTGACCAACCACGGCTACAGTGACCTGGCGATCGAAAGCGGCTCGCCCATCGCGCAGGTGATCTTCCACCGGCTGCCGGAGCCGACTGAAGTGCCCTACCAAGGCAAGTACCAGAACCAATTGCCCGGCCCCCAGCCCGCGAGGTTCAACCCGTGATCGTCAAGAAAATGCGCCAACATCAAGGCAAGTCCGACGGCAAACAGCTCCAAGGCGTTTTCAACGCTTCCCGCACCGCCGTCACCAGCAAGCCCGTATCGCTTCCCAAGGTGGGCGGCCTTACGCTACAAGAGATTGAGGCCAAGTACGGCCCAGCTAAACCGCAAGGCCAACGGAGATAACGGTCCTGCCAGCAACAGGAGACAGTATGCGAGCGTTTATCGTGATCTTAGCCCTACTGGCGTCCTCGCCAGCCCTCTCCGAAATGTCGCCCGCCGAGTTCTTTGCGCGCGACAGATCGGGCAACTGGGGTGACGCCCAGCCCACCGCCCCTGCCCCCGCCGCAGCGCGGGGCGAGGTGCAAAAGATCGTCGCCCGGCAGGCGGCGCAAAAGCTGGGTCCGCAGTGGGTGGATACTGCGCTACGCATAGCCAAACTGGAGAGCGGGTTTAATTGCCGGGCGACCGGCCCCGCTACCCGCCATGGTCGGGCCCGGGGCGTGATGCAGGTCATGCCGGGCTCCGCAAGGGCGCTGGGGTACGACCCGGCGCGGCTCCACGATTGCGAGCACGGCGTGGCCGCTGGCGTGGCCCATATGGCGCTGTGCATCAGGCACGGCGTCCGCACCACGCAAGAGATGGCGCGCTGTCACGTTGCGGGCGTTGGTGGGTGGAACCGGCAGCTAAATCGCGGTGCAGAACGCTACAAAAAGCGTTATGTGGCTATGATTACCGCCAAAAGGATGTAAACTCATACCGCGCTGAGATGTCTTGGCGCTTTGCGAGACCTGATCGGCCTACCCCGATTAACTCTGCATCGTATCCCTGAACTTGGCCCCCGGCTTGTCACCGGGGGCCTTTTCGTTAAACGATCCTGAGCGTGGTGGCGGGCGGTTCCTCGATCATGTCGCGCAGCGCGGATTTGCTGTGTTTCTTTGCCATGTCGGGCGCGGCGAACATCTGCTTTTTGGTGCTGTGCCGGGCTGAGGCGACGCGGCCCAGATCCACCCACCGCGCCTCCTTGAAGGCGTGCAGGAGCTGGGCGTGGTGCAGCTTCACGCCGGTCGGCGCGTGGCCCAGCAGACGCTCGCAGAGGGCGTAGAAGGGCGCGCCGATCACACCGCGCGCGAACTCGCCGCGCCGCTCGCGGATCATGTCCACAAGGAAGCTCTCGGCCACCGACATGCCCTGCTCGACCATCGTCACCTTCCAGTCGGTGATAGGCGGCGCGGCAGCCGGATTAAACGCCGACACGTCGCGGTCGGCCAGCCAGCGCGCGATGCTCGCGAAGCCGCCCTCCTTCTCGTACCAGTGCCACATGGCGGCGGCCTCGGTTGGGTTCATGCGCCCGGTCGGCGACCAGATGCAGCACCAACGGCGGTCCTGTGTCGGCAGCGAGATGGGAACCTGGTCGTTCGTGAACGCCAGCACGAACAGGCGGTTTACCGCGTCGTAAGGGTGCAGACCCTTGCGGTTGACGGGCAGCGTCGCCGGCGGGGCGGCAATGAGTGGCTTCAGCTTGTTCGCCAGCGCCCGACGCTCACGCGCCTCCGGCTCCTTCAGCTCGTTCAGGATCAGGATCTCGCTTTCCAGATGATAGCCCCAGGCTGTGTTGAGGCTGTCGTTGTCGATCATACCCCGGTTCTTCATCGCCGGACCGCAAACGGCCCACAGCACGGGAGCCCATAGGGTGTCTTTGCCGCAGCCTTCGTCACCGCCATGCAGGATCGCGTGATTAATCTTGGTGCGCGGCTGCTGGACCCGGACGGCCATGACGTCGAACACATGCTCACGCTCGACCGGATCGGGGATAATGCGCTCGGCGTGCGCCAGCCAGCGGCTGATGTCGCCGGGGGTGGCAGCGTACTGCGGTCGGGCGTCGCGCCACATGTTGCCGTAGACGAGCCCGTCGCGCTCCACCAGCGCCCCGTCGCCGGCAGCGTACACAAGCGCTTGAAGCGTGCGGGCGCCCATGTGCTGACGGTTCTCGTCGTAGCAGACTGACGCCTCGATCTTGCGGCCCGTGTGGATGGACGTGCATTTGATATGGCGGAACAGGGCGTTGAACGCGCCGCGCGAGTATTCGCGCCGCTCCACCATGTCGAAATAAGAGTCGTCGTCCACGACGTAGGAGAAGCGCTCGTACCAAGAGCTTTTCTCCAGCCGCCCCAGCTCGCGCCGGTTGACGTCCTCGACGATCTTCTGCGCCTCATCGGGGTAAGCAGGCGTCGGCTCCAGCACCGCCCGCACCGCCGCCATATGCTCGGCCAGCAGCTCGTCGCGCAGTCCCGGCGTCACACGCGGGCCGCCCTGCTCGGCCACCCACCCGAGGAACGCCCGGCTGTCGAGGTGCTCGCAGTGGCCGTGATAGCAACAGAACGAACGGTCGAGGGGCTTGTAGCGGGCCTCGATCTGGCCGTCTGTATGCTCTCCGTGGTTCGGGCAAACCACGCCCATCCAGCCTTCAGCGTTGGGCTGGGACAGCACGAGATTATTCTCGTTCAGCCACGTCAGCACCGTGTCCTTGCCGGTGTCGCGCATACGAAAGACGACGCTGTGCGGGTTGTCGGCCTCGCCGGGCTGGACGCCCAGCGCCTCGCAGATCTGCGGGAGCGTAAACTGGCGGTGCGGATGGAACTCAACCAGCTTGGCGGCGAAGTCTTCGCGGCCGGGCTTGCGGTTGACAGAGCCGGGCAGGCGACAGTTGCGCACGGCGTTGGTCGCGCCGGGGTCGGTGTAGCCCGCCGCCGCCAGCGCCCGCAGCGCCGCCGTCTGCTCGCCCACGGTCGGCTGTTCCTCGGAGTAGGCGTAGCCCCACTGGTAGTTGCCGGGGCTGGTTTCGATAATCCACGTCGGCGGTAGCGGCGGCTCCTTCGACTTGGTGCCGATGTCGTCCAGCATTAGGAACAAACAAAACTGACAGTTGGCGACGCTGGCCGAGGGTTTGCCATCCTTGAACCGGTCGAGGATGAACGAGCCGGTGTTGACGAACCAGGATTGCCCCTCGCGCAGCTTCGTGCCCGGCAGGAACGCGGGCCACGTATGCTTCGGGCTGCCATCAGCGTGCAGCACTGGCCGCCCGTCGTAAACGACCGGCTTCTGGCGGACCACCAGCGCCGTCTCTCCTTCCGGCGCTAAGTTCGTGATGTACTCAAGAAAATCCATTTCCTACCCCTTTCCGTATCTTGTCATGGCGTGCGCTTCGATATTCAGCGGCAGGCCGCCAGCCCAGTTGGCCGGCGTACACATGATGCGCCGCATATCCGCAAGCGCGCGCTCGGGATCTGCTGTCTCAACCACGATCTCATCGTGAACGTGCGCCACGACCGCATGTCCCTCAGCTTCCAGCCGGGCAAGCGAGTGGCGCAGGATGTCATGCGCAGCGGCTTGAGTGACGTTCTCGCACGCGAGCCCGCGCCACAGTCGGGCGCGCGGCCACTCCTTTGCGTCAGCGGCGGGCTTCCACGCCGCCTTAGCGTAGGTGATCTCATCGCCTTCCAGTTTTGCAAACGGGTAGCATAGCACACGGCCAGAGGGCAGAGCGTACCAGAGGTGCTGACCGTCGAACAAGTAGGTGATGCGCCCGGCGGTAAACTCGTGACCCTTGTTGCGCAGCGCGCGCCTGTAGGCGGTTTCCAGCGCCTCCCAGAACGGCGTCGCCCACGGGTTCGCCACACGCCAGCCCTGCACCATGCGCTTGGCCTCCGGCTCGGGCAGGTGCAGACCGTAGACGCGTCCCATGGCGGCAAACGCCCCGACGCCTCCGCCGAAGCCACACGCGAGTTCCTGGACCTTCCCGACCTGACGCTGGTCGCCGGTCACGGCGGCGTAGGTCGTATGGAAGGTGGCGGCGGCGTTGACCTTGTAGGGGTCCAAGCCGGACCGGAACACGTCCAGCTTGGCGTCACCCGTCTGGCTCGCGGCCAGCCATGGGTTAACGCGCCCCTCAATTGCGCTCCAGTCGGCCACGACCAGATGTTTGCCGGCGGCTGGCAAGATCGACGGTCGCAGCATCGACTTAAGGACGTCCGTCACCCGCCGCCCGTAGGTCGGCGTGATCGCGTGACCGCGAACGACAGCTTGGCGGACTAATTCAGGGTCGGCGGCGCACTTTCGGGGGTAGTTGTGAAGCTGTAGCCCGTAAGATGAAGCACGACCTGTAGCCGCGCCTCCAGCAAAAACAAATGCTCCTCGAACCCGCGCATCGTCTCGATCAGAGAGACTATGGGCTCGCTGAAACTTGGCAACGGATGACGCCCATAGGTCGTCCGCGCACTGTACGACATCCGCGACCTCGGGGGGCACCTCTTCGATGTTTTCTTCAGCCAACGCGAGCAGGCTGGCGCGGACGTTCTTGTCGATGCTGATCTTTGTCTCGCCATCCTTGGTCACCTCCATGAGTTTCTTCGCCTGCGGCCCGACGCGCTCCAGCACCCACTGGCGCATCTTGGGACTGCGCACGCTCGTGAGCGCGCCCTGCGTCACCTCGCGCACGGTCTGCTCGATCTCGACGCGCTCCTGCTCGGCGTAGCGCACGGCCGCCGCGCACAGGTCGCGGTCGATCCGCACGCCGCGCAGGTTGATGCGGGCGTTGACGTGGTAGTCGCGCAGTTCATCGTCAGACAGGCCGCGCATCCCCTTGCTGATCGCCCGCATGGCGCGCACGTCCTGCATGGCGTACTCGCCCAGCTCGCGCAGCAGGTCGGGGTCGTCCTTGAACGGAGGGCAGCAGCAGGCGCGCACAAGCGCCTTGCCACGGTGGTCCTTCTTCATGGACGCGCCAGCGAACCGGCCAACGTCCTCCAGCGATCCGGGGGCGCAGTTGGCGCGGGCTTGCGCCGCCGTGCAGTACCACGCCTCCAGCGGCGGCTCCGGCACGCTGTAGTCGGGGCAGACGACGTACCAAGTTATGAGCCGGTCGAACTCTTCGTTGTGCGCCCGGATCTGCTGCCCGCTGGCGAAGTGCTCGCGCACCCGCTGCGGAAACGGCTCGTGCCGCCACCAAAGCTGCACGTCCTCATCGTCGAAGGCGTACGCCATGCAGAGCACGGACGTCGCGTTGTCGCGCGCATAGTTGTGCGCTCCCGCAGCGGACAGATCGACCGTGCTGCGGGTTTCGTAGTCAAGCCAGAGCGTTGTCATGGTTTCCCCAAGCGAAACGGCCGCTGGCGAAGGGAGCACGCCAGCGGCCGAGCCTACCTGCTGTTACGCGCCGCGACGACGACGCCGGCCGTCAGCAGGGGCGCTTGCGTCGTCCGAAGGGGCAGAAGACGACGCAGCTTCAGTCGGCCCTTCCATCCCGATCCATTCGACAACGTCGAACACCGGGGTGTAGATGCGACCGTAGGACTTGTGAGTGTAGTGCTCTTTTTTGAGCCTGACAACGGGAACAGGACAGGACTGATCCTTTTCCACCTGTGCGGCGATGTCGAGCGCGAGCTTCTGCACCGCCTTCTTGCCGCCCACGGACGTGACCGTGTAGCGGGCCTCCATGTCCTTGTCCTCACCGGACACGCACTTGAGGCTCATGCCGAGCTGGACTTCCCACCCACGCTTAGCGCCGGGAGGGGCGTCGTCCACCTCCGGCAGCGGCTGCGACACCGGCACGACCTTTTCGGCCAGAACCTCGCCTTCGCCCCACGCGATGTAGCCGTGCGTGAAGCTGAACGGGTTGATGGCCCAGGTGCTGTCGTCCTCGACTTCCGTCTGATCGGCGCCGAACACCCAGTGGCCGGTCTTGTCCATTTTCAAAATGACCGAGCCGCCGCTGCTGGCGTCGGCCGCCACGCTGCGCAGGCTGTCTGCGAGAGAGGCGACGGAGGGGAGGTTGGCCTTACCAAACACTGTGACGTTAGACATTACCGTTTTCCTTTTACGAGAGTTTACCAAGAGCGGCCGTCAACTGACGCCCGATCTGCAATGCCTCCGGCCGGGGATCATTCTCCGGCGCGATGACGTTGCCCGTTGAGACTGAGACGACCAGATCGCGCGGCAGATCGAGCTTGCGCTTCTTGAGCACCTTCTCCATCTGCGCTGGCGAGCGTAGCGACGTCTCGGTCAATTCGTCTGACGTGAAGCCCAGCGCTGACAATTCCTCCAGCGCCCGCTCCTCGTTAATCCACTTCCGCGTACCGCGCTTGGGCACCAACTTGTAGCCCGGCAGGCGCGCACCTTGCTCCATCATCTGCTGCGCCAGCGCCCGCACATCGGCGATCCACGCCTCCAGCAGATCAGCCTGCTGAACGTAGGCCGCTATCTCAACGACGTCCAGAGCCTTGACGCTGGCGTGCAACGCTCTGTCCACAGATCCCGTCAGCACCGGGCAGATCGGCTTGGCGGCGCACCAGCGGCAGTGGTCGCCCGATGCGAACGTCGGCTGCGGCCCCAACGCCGCCTTGACGGCTGCGAACAGTTCACGCTCGAAGTTCAGGATGCGCCCCGGCGTCGTCACCCAGCGCTTGATATGCGGCGGCTGCACGATGACGCACTCGACCTCTTCGCAGTTCTTGAACGCCCAGCGGGTCTTGTCCGTCCGCATGGCGGCAGCGGCGTAGAACATCGCCTGCGCGTTCTCCTCCACCTCGACCGCCACGCCATCGCCGAACTTCCAGTCCAGTACGATGGCGCGGCGGCCGATGCGGCCGATCAGGTCGGCCGAGCCGAAGACGTCGGGCAACGCATCACCAAAACCCACGACGGCTTCAACCTGGAACTCCATCTCCTTGTGCGGATCAATCTCGTCCAGCGCCCGCAGCGCCGGGATCAGCTTGCGCTCAAACAGCTCCTCGGTCAGCTCGATGCCCTGATAGGACGTGCCGATGTGCGCCGCCGGGGGCGTACCCTCGCCCAGCACGTCCGCGATGGCGTTGTGCAGCAGCGTGCCCTCGTCGGCGTACTTGGACGACGGCTTGGGCGGCATCTGCTGGGAGAGCCTGACGGAGCCGGGGCAGGCAACGACGCGCTTGGCTGTCGAGCCGCCGACGATGTTAGAGTGTTGAGCCATTACTGAACCTTTCCGATTTGCGAAAACGACCCTAGCGCAAAACATTTTGATGTGCTAGAGATTTTTTCATGAGAGAGAGCGAAATCGAACGATACTTCGTCTGGGCTGTCGAGCGCATGGGCGGACGCACGTTTAAGTTCGTCAGCCCAAACCAGCGCGGCGTGTCCGACCGGATAGCTTGTTTGCCGGACGGTTCGACGTGGTTTGTAGAACTAAAGACTAAGGGCGGCCGGCTGTCCGACCTCCAGCGCGTGTTTGCGCGGGAAATGGAGCGGCTGAACCAGAACTACGCATGTCTGTGGACAAAAGAACAGGTGGATGAATGGCGCTCAAACTTAGAGACTACCAAGAACAAGCCGTTGATTTCCTCTACGAGCGCGACCACGCCATGATCCTCGCGCCAGTCGGCGCGGGCAAGACGGCAATCACACTGACGGCAATGCAGGAACTGGTGCGCGACCGACACGCTAAGCGCTGGCTGGTCCTTGCACCCAAGCGCGTCTGCACCGACGTCTGGCCTGTCGAAGCGCCCAAGTGGGCCCCCAAGTTGCGCGTGGCGCTGGCAGTCGGATCGCCCGCGCAGCGCCGCGCGGCGTTCGAGAGCGACGCCCATGTGGTCGTCACCAACTACGACAACCTGCAATCGCTGCCGGCAAAGCTGGCGTTCGACGGCCTGATCGCTGACGAGTTGACGCGGCTTAAGAACCCGTCCGGCAAGCGCTTTAAAGCGCTCATGGACCAAATTGACATGTTCCGGTTTCGCTGGGGCCTCACCGGTTCGTTCACGTCCAACGGGCTGGAGGACGTGTTCGGCCAGTGCAAGATCATCGACGAGAAGCTGCTGGGGCGGTCCAAGGGCGCGTTCCTCCAGAAGTACTTCGTCTTGCTCAACCGCGACTTTGGCGAGTGGCGGCCCCGCCGGGGCGCGCTGGAGCAAATCATGACGGCCATCCGCCCGGCGACGTTCGTACTGGAGCCCGGCGCATACGCCGACAAGCTGCCGCCGCTGCACGTCGTCGAGATGCGCTGCGACATGGACGACATGAAGCCCTACAACGACATGAAGCGCCGGTTTGTGCTGGAGATGGGCAAGACCGAGATCACCGCGCCCAGCGCCGCTGCGGTCACGACCAAACTCCAGCAGCTTGCGGGCGAGTTCATTTACGAGAGCCTGCGCGTGGCGTCCGAACGCCCCGGCCACTTCGACACGAAGCAGACGGCGCACTGGCTGTCGCACCACAAGTTTGAAATGCTGGATGAGATCTTAGAGGGCAACCAGCACGCCGACACGATTGTGATCTACAACTTCAAGGAGGAGCTGGCCGAGCTGCACCGACGCTACCCGCACGCCAAGACGCTGGACGAACCGGACGCGGTGCAGAAATGGAACGACGGCAAGATCTCCATGCTCCTGCTGCACCCCAAGTCGGCTGGCCACGGGCTCAACCTGCAATACAACAAAAACGGCAACAAGATTATCTTTCTGTCACTGCCGTGGTCGCTGGAGCTGTTCGAGCAGACGGTCGGGCGGCTGCATCGCGGCGGTCAGACACAAGACGTCTGGTGTTACGTCGTCATGTGCAATAAAACTATTGATGAACGCATCTGGACCGCGCTGCACGACAAACGAGCCGTGTCAGACATTGCTTTGGAGGAACTGAAAAGTGCTTAGCTGGCAAGAAATCAACGACACCGTGTGCGACCTATCCGAGCCGCAGTTGGTCGCGCTCATGGAGCAAGAGCTGGCAGGGGCCAAGCGCACGACCGTCCTTGTGCGCCTCCACCAGCGCTACACCCGTGTGCGGGCGGCGCGGGAGCGCCAAGAGATGCTGGCGACGCTTACCGGCACCATGCCGCCTGACGCGCGTTGTTCAGTTTGACTTCAGTGATCGTCTGAGGCGTGTCCTTAGACGACCACGAGATCGGTTGCCAGACGAGACACTCAGTCCCGACGGTGGCCGTCGTTCTGGAGCAGCTCGCCACGAGCAATGCGCTCGCGAGCGCGAGCGTCAGCCTCAACGGCGGCGCGTAGCCGGCGCATCTCTTCATCTCGCTGTTCCTCGCGCAGTTCAGCTTTACCCTTCCGTTCCGCGAGCCAGACGACGGCGACGAAAGCGCCGACGCCCAGCACGAGGACGGAGAGGGTGAACCAGACGTGGGTCATGGCGTCTTAGCTTTCTTGACGGCGTAGATCGTCCAACCGGTCGTTCCGAGCGTCAGCAGCGCGCCGGAGATGGCCGCCCAGTTGTCTTCGCCAACGTAGCGGGTGGCGACGATCGCGCCGACAACCTGAAGCGCCGTGCGGAGCAGGCGCTCAAACATGTCCTTGTCCATTCTGATCTCCTACGTCGGGAAGCCATTCTTCTTCGCCCAAGCGCGGGCGTCGAAAGAAGGACACGCTTTGTTGATGCCGGGGAAATCTCGATGCCCCAGCACCTTGGCGTTTGGGTACTTTCGCACAAGAACGGTCAGCAAGTCGCGCAGAGACGCCCACTGCTCCGCCGTAAAGTTGTCTTCGGGCACGGTGAAGTCGCTTTGCTTGACGCCACCCACAAGGCAAATGCCAAGACTGGCGGCGTTGTAGCGGGCAACGTGGGCGCCGACGCTCTGCTCCGACCGCCCCTTTTCGACCCGACCGTCGCGCCGGATCACATAGTGGTAGCCGATGTCCCGCCACCCTTGAGCCTGGTGCCAGCGGCGGATGTCCGCCGCCCCCACGTCCATGGCCGGGCGGGTAGCGGAGCAGTGCAGCACTATGTGCTTTGTGGATTTGCGGTCCATCAGGACTTATCCGCCTTGTTCTCCAGCTTATCGTAGATGCGCTGGAACATGTCCTCGATGTGCTTCATGCGCTTATCAAGGTCGTTCTTGCTGACGTAGCTCTTGGGGAGGTCAACCTCGATGTCGTGCAGGTCGTCCTTCAGCTTCTGCACTGAGTCCCATATGACACGCGCCCACCAGCCGATACCGGCAAGAAGAAGCCCGCCACCGATGTTGATAAGCGACTGATGGTCCATGATTACCTAACCATTGAGTTACGGTTTTCCTGCGGCGCGAAGCTGTTGCCGATATATTCGCCGGCTACGCCTGCCCCCGTCAATGCTCGCGCGCCGCGCTCCACACCCACGGGGATGGTCAACGGCGCGGGGCGCGCTGTCCGGCCCTTGAGCGCAATAGCGTCTTCCAGCAGCGGGATAAGTTTGTCAGGGTCGCGGTACATCACTTCAACAGCATAGGCGACAGCCTTACGGTTGACGCGCTCTTCGAGCTTCTGAACAGCTTTCTTGATCGTGGTGTACACGGGCGTGAAATACGCAGGTGCATCCGCCGCCCGCGTTCCCAGCGCCGCCGCCTGCTCAGACCCCATCTGCTTGGCGGCGCGGTCGGGCGGCGTGCCAAGCTCCTCGACCTGACGCATCCGCTTCAGATCGTCAGCGACCACCTTGAGGTCGGTCAGCTCAGCCGGCGTGAATGTGCGCGACAACTGGACCGGCGACAGGATGTCGGTCTTGGGGGCCTGCTTGGCGACGGCGGCCAGATCGCGCTGGAACTCGGCCAGCCCGCGCAGGTCGGCGTAGACCTTAGCGCCGTCCTTACCGAGCCCGGTGCGGATCGTCTTGCGGTTCTCATTCAAGAACTTCAGCGCCGCGTCGGGATCGCCGGCCTTGATAAGGCTGGTGGTGCGGTTCTGGATTTCCTGCGACATGGCCTCGCGCCCGCCGGGTGACAGACGCTGGCGGATGAAATCCATCTCGACCGGCGACTTCAGCGCCACGTCAACCAGCTCCTTGGCGCTGCGGGGCTTTTTCATCCGGGCGGTGTCGGCAGCCAGCGCGTCAAGATTTGACTGCGCCTTGGCGGCTTCCGCGCGCAGCCCCTCCAGCACCGGTCGCAGCGAGGTGCCGCTGCCGGCGTCGAGCGTGTCGAGCTGGCGGCCGTAGTCAGCGAGGAACTGCTCCATCCGGGCCGGGTTGAGGAAGCCGGTGGCCGGGTCGCGCGAGGACTCGCGCAGCCAGTCGGCCACGCCGGTACGCATAGCCGTGACCGCCTGCGGGTCACGCTCAAACGTGCGGACGAACTGTGATGCGCCCTCTTCGGTCTTGAGGAAGGACGGCACGGTTTCGCTGGGGCGCGTGCCGGGCATGTTGAAGCGCGTCTCGCTCAACATGCGCCCGGTCTCGCCTGTGCGGAAGCGCGGCAACTGCTCCTCACGAACAAGGCGGCGCGCCTCACCATACAGCTTTTGTGCTTCAGCCGGAACGCCGGACGTTTTAAGCGCCTCGTCCATCTGCTGTATGACAGACCGAATTCCCGCAGCTCGCACACGGTCTGTATCAGCAACCGCGCGCGCCTGCTTTCCGAGCGCCGACCGGATCGACTGGAAGTCTTCCAGCGACACTACCGGCGCAACGCCCAGCGACGGCTCGTATGGCTCGATCTTGAGCAAGTTGCGCACGCCCGGCGAGACAGTGCCGGGGTCAACAATAGCGCCGACGTCGCCCAGCAGCCGCTCGGCACCGGCCAGCGGACGGGACAGGTCGATACTGGGGGCGGGCGCGTCAGCATCGAAGGCAGCGCGGAACGCTGGCTGTATTGTCTGCCTTTTGAACTCTTCAGCCATCGCGCCGCCGCGCGCCTGAATTGCGCCGCCGGGGGCGGCCTGTCCCGTGTCGGGCAGCGTCGCGGCAACACGACCCGCACGCGCCTCGCCCGCCGCGCGCTCGGCGGCCAGATTACGCAGAAGGTCGTCGCGCACGAGTTTGACTTGCGCGGTCTGCTCAGGTGTAAGGTTGGCGGCCTGCGTCTTGACGTAGTCGTCGATGCGCGCGAGCTGCTCCTGAATGGCCGACAGGCGTTGCTGTTGGAGTTGGAAAATCTGCTGACCGGCTTCCGGCGCGTTCGCCGCGACGCCCGCCTCCAGCTTAGCCAGTCCGACGCTGGGTGCGCCGCCCGCAATCATGCGCTCCGACAGCGACGGGCTGGGCGCGCCGGGCGTGACGGGCATGTTCTGCGTCTGACGCAGCGCGTTCAGCACCGGCTCAGCGCCGCCGCCCGCCTCAATGATCCGATTGACTGCGACGGCCTCCGGCGCGACCAGCGGCTCCAGCGCGCGCGGCACGAATGACTGGATAGCCCCCGGCGCAGCCCGCAGCGCGTTGACGCCCGCCATACCTGCGCGCGCCGTCTGCATCAGTGGGTCCGTGGCCGTGGCGGCGCGGGCAAGCATGTTGGATGTTGCAGGCGCGACGCGAGCTGTCGCCATCGCGCCGCCGGTCAAAATGGTTGACAAATCCGCCGCCGTTTGGATTGGGCGCGTGGCGACAGATCGCTTTATGGCCTCCCAAGAGCCGTAGTTTTCGGCCAGTTGACCGCCAGCAATTTTAGCCGCGTTGGAAATGCGCTCTACGTACTCAGGGTCGTAAAGCGAGTCGAGGTACTTAGATGCGCTTTCAGGCAGCACTGCCTGACGGGCGGCACGGACGCCACCGCGCACTACGTCAAGCGCGCCACCGAGCGTCTGTACGGGGGTTGAAGCCGCCGCGATAAGATTGCGGCCGTACTCAACCAAATCACCCGGCGCATTTACGAGAGCCTGCCCCGGCACGTCGGCTAGGTCAAAAGAAGGTTTTTCCTCGGCCAAACCAAACCGCTGACGGATCGCTGTCTGTGTCGCCGCGTTAGCCTTCGCATAGTCAGGCATAGCCGCGATGTGCTTGTCAAAGATAGCGCGTTTCGTCGCCGGGTTAGCGTTGATGTAGTCGGGGCTCTCAAGGATCTGAGATGCGTCCATTACCGGCGGCCTCCAAGGAGCGGGTTAGACATATCGACCTCGCCACCGGCTGCCGAACCAGACGCGCTACCCGGCGCAATCTGAAGTGGCTTACCAGAAGAAATTGACTCAAGGTTTTTCTTGAGCTGGCGGAACGCCGCAAGACGCTGGTTGGCAGGCTTATTCGGGTTTCCGATGTCGGCCAGCGTTGCCCGGACCAACTCCACGTCTCTGTCGGAGATACCAGCACCCAACTTGCCGCCCAAGAGGCGCATCGTAATGTCGCCCGCGATGGTCTCAAGCTGCCCTATGCGCTCCATACCAGACGTAGCAACGCCTGTGAGGCTGGCAACTGTACCCGCCGCGCCGCGCTGCAAGTATCCCGACGTGGATCGCCGGATAAGATTTTCGATTTCCGGGTCGGCCAGAACATTAAGAACTTCCGCCGCGCCGCGCCGCCGCGCCTCAGAGCTAACATCACCTTTGGCCGTTTCCACAGCGCGTGTCTTCTCAGCTTCCGCAGCCGCTCTTGGGCTAAGCCCAGCAGCTTCCGGCGCAGCAGCGCGCGGCTGGATGATCGGCGCTGCGCCGGGCGTCTCCATTGCCTGCGGCGCAGCCAGACCCATCGCCCCTTGACCGAACAACTGAGGCCAGGCTGCCCGCGCGCTTTGGTCTAG